AGGTTATTGGATGTGTCGAGCACAGCCAGTCTAGATGCAGGACTATCGGAAATAGTGGTTTTAGGCTTCACAGGGGTTATATCATAACCCTTGAAAGCGTCTACCCCACACGACTCCCTAAAGTGACCTCTTGAGAAGCTTTTCTCAGGATTTACTTTTAGTTGAAGTGCGGTAAGTAGTACTACCACATCAGCATACCGTGCAGTAGGGACAATAATATCGTCCCCATACACACGGACCTTCCCCTTAAATTCCCTTAAACTCTTGCGAGTTGGGATCCCGTCATGGCAACACGCCATAGCGATCACCCAAAACACAATTGTTTGTATCGGGAACGTGAGGGCAGTACCTTGAGATGCAAACTTTTTAAGTTTGATAGATTCCCCATTAGGGAGTCTAATCCATCTCGTTCTCGTTGCATGAATTGCTTTGAGGATCGACGGATTGCTCCGAAAAATCCTCTCAACAACGTACAACGACAACCGATCGGAGGCTGACGACAAATCAATTGTCGCCAACGATCGATCTAAAGAAGCCTCTAAAACAAGGCGTCCTGATTTAGACTGATCCCGGAAATCGATAAACCTAGACAATGAAGTCTTGGCGATTCGATCGACGAGCCAACTTGCAAGCAGATTCTGAGTGAACATGTGTTCACTAGGTTCTGCCGCAATGATCCTAGGACCTTTTGCAGTCTTAGGAACACATATCAGGCGCGCAGGTACCTCATGATTTCTAGGTTTAACCCTAGTATCAAGAGGCATCCTACCCGTGGTTTCCCACGGATACATGGATTGAAGCTTAGCAGACCAGTTGGTGAAACGGAACTTATCAAAGAACCGTCCACCACGTTCTGCCACTGCACCAGGTCCATGCCTAAGGCCTAACCCACGGCCATCTGCCTGACGTGTATCAATTACACAATCAGGACAGAATGTTCCGAGCTCTTCAGCCACGAAATCAGCGAAGCGCTGACATCGTTGAAGAAGGAGCTGCTCTCTCGCCGTACGTCCGATATTACATTCGGGGTAAAGCGGGAGGTTAGGATTAAGATTATCAGCAAGATGAACACGATTGTTCGCATTGCTATAATCAAGATGATCATCCTCCCATACCAGGGTAGGGTTGACCATTTGATGCTCGACATTGACGTACTCCTTGATAGCATTGAGCTCACGCCCTTTGCTACAAGGAACCTCTATCCGTTTTCCTAAGCAGAATATCTGCCTAAGAAACATGATAGCGTTAACATCGGCATCAGGCCTTAGACGTAATTCTCGGTCAAAGATCCTCATATACAGTCCCGCGAATAATCGCGGCACTGGATACCTCTTAGAGTACTTTTTAGTACCCTCAGAGTTAAGGAGGCCAGTCTCGAGCCCGTCGATAAGACGTGTATCGCGACATGGAAGGTCTAGGGTAAAACACCCTAGACCTCGATTTGACACGAGAAGGGAGAGTCTCTCTAAATCGAGATCCAATCCCTTTAGGGTTGGGTATGCCTGGCGGATATCTTTACAGATTCCACCAACGATATGGAAGAGGTTATCAGATTGGCTTTTCATCACTTTAGTCCTTTCAGACTGGAGGGTGATTCCAAACCGCTGAACCCCAAATCCTTGATCAACTATATCGGATCGTTCTTTACGACTCGAAGTTGATCATCTTCGTCGCATTTGCTTCCGTAACGAAAGCAGATAGCCCGGCGACGAGCTTCGCCATAAGCGCAGCATCGTCACCCACGTCCATTTCGAAGACGTGGTAATCTTTCCGAATAGTCGGATAGATTGCAGGAGAGACGGGATAAATCGTGTATACGAGTTCGAC